GCCGTGGCGTTTGCTCGTTCTTGATATGTGCTGGAAGCACCTGCGGCAAATGCGTTAGCCCCCGTTGCTTGGGCCTGATAACCAAGTGCAACACTATAATTGGCAGAGGATAAGCAATTATAACCCATAGCTACGGCATAGGTAGAAGTGGCTTGTGATGTACGACCAAACGCAAGACTATCAGAGCCACTAGCCTTGGAATTTCTGCTCATCGCCACACTATTGGAACCAGTAGCCCCGTAGGAACTTGAGTTAGTAGCAATCGCTGCTGCAAAACTGTCTGTTCCAGAGGCGTAAGAACCGCCTAAAGCCATCGCTCCGTTAGCCGCAGTAGTCGACCCTTGGGTGGAAGAGTTTGCACCAATCGCAGACGAGTATGCGTTCCCTGCGTACGACCCCTTGCCCAACGCCAAGGCATAGTCATTTCCTGCGTAAGCATCTAAACCAACCCCAAGGCTCCCTACGCCAAAAGCAGACGCATTATAACCAATAGCAGTGGACGTAGTATTGTTTACGTCTGTGCTATACCCAATCGCAATGCTGTAATCTACGTTTGCTCTGACCTTTGCTTGCTTGCCAATCGCAATACTATAATCTGCACCAGACAACACACCGTAAGATGCGTCACCAATTCCTATAGCTACAGACCCTTGCCCCAAGACACGGGTGCTAGTTCCTAATGCAAGGCTATCTTGTGCAGTTGCCTGTGAATCGCTGCCTATAGACACTGCATTTGCACCAGACGCCACGGGAGTAGTTGCACCAGAAGCGTTGTCTTTATATAACGCTGGATCACCGCCACCAACAGCACTGCCACCTAGTAAGAGATCAGTACCATCAGAGCTAAGAACAACACCCCCGCCAGAACCTGTGTGATTAATTTCAATCTGTCCCATTACGCGTATGTAACCTCCGAAGTTTGTACGTTAGCTACCCACCGAATGTTATGACTAGCTTCGCCTGTAACTTGTATCTTTAGAGCATTGTTCGTGTTATCCGCAGACAGGGCTACTGCCCAACTAGAGGCATTTGTAGCAGCCATGTCCGATACGTTGCCAAGGGCTAATGTTGTAGTGCCGCCATCGTTGACCAACATGCCTTTAATCTCCCAACCAGCATGGGCTTGCGCCCCGTTCTGCATTGCGACTACGGTGCCGTGAAAGGTGATACAGGTGTCCGTAGCAGCTACGATTTGATCATTACTCCCAGCGGTGGTGTTGTTAGTAGTCAAAGCTGTTGCTGTGGCATCTGTAGTATCTGCTCTAAGAATATATTGACCACCTTGGGCGTCTCCGTCAGTAGCAAACCTACCTGATGCGTAAGCAAATTTACCTATAATAGTAGATTTAGCCTGAGTACCAATTGCAACAGAACTTTCGGCAGATGACGTTGAGTACCACCCTAAAGCTAAAGACTTCTCGCCAGAGGCAGCAGCAGATCGGCCTACTCCCGCTGACTCAGCCACAGCACTAGCACTAAAACCTAGTGCTAAACCGTTGTAATTCCCCACATTAGAATACGAGCCAATAGCAATGGCATTACTATGATTGCCTGTAGAAGCATACTGGCCCATTGCAATGCTGTTAGTACTTGCCGCTTTAGCTTGTTGTCCAAAAGCAAAGTTATATGAACCTCCATTTCCTCCTGCACCATAGCTAGTAGTATTATCCCCAATCATAGCAGAAAGATTTCTTAATCCCGCAGCCCTTGCCTTACCTAATGCAATTGCTTCTTCCCCTGTAGATACAGCCCCTTCCCCAATAGCAATTGAATTAGTACCTGTAGCTGATGGGTCTGTCCCTCCTGAACTGTCATTGGCAGCATAAAGGTCTGCACCAGAAGCAGCCTCTGCCCAAGTTAAACCGCCTGTATTGCCTGATTGAGCCGATAAAAAATAACCATTCGATGGCGCATTGCTGACTTGCAATCTAGCTTCATTGATCGCTTCCCCAGCAATTTTAGCTTGCGTGACTGCATTGTTTTCGATTTTTGCTGTCGTGACTGCGTTGTTTTCGATTTTTGCTGTCGTGACTGCGTTGTCTGCAATCGTCAATGCGCCAGAACCAGTAACCTCGCCTGTATGTGTTGCATTAGATGTGATTGTTGTAAAGGAAAGGTTGCCCGAACCGTCTGAAGTTAAACTCTGGCCCGACGATCCATCGTCGTTCGGTAGTGTAAGCGTGTATGTCGCTCCCGCAGAGTGCGGAGGAGATTTGATCTTTACACCGTGAGAGTTGGCTGAACAATTTAGCTGTAGTGTACCGTCGTTGCCGTTAGCGCCCTTTACTTCAACAACCCCCGAACCATTAGGCGTTATTTTTACATTTCCATTGCTGGTACTCGTGGTTATTTCATTCGCCTGAACGTCAAGATTACCGCCAAGCTGCGGGGATGTGTCTTCTACAACTTCTACTAAAATGTCACCAGCAGCGGCGGTCAGAAAGACTTTTGCGTTACCGGACAACGTTAATGCACTGCCCCCACCAGAACTGTCTATAACGCTGCGCGCCATAGTCCCAACAGAGTTGCTTAAAGTGCCAGTGCCAATTTCCCAACTAGTACCGTCTTCTATTGTATACCGTACAGTGTCACCGTCTGTTATGCCTGCAGCCGAAAACGACTGGTATCCTGCAACCACAGAACCTAGAGATATCGAACCTGTACCCGTCGTAGACGTTAGTACAAAGGCTCTATTTGCTAACTTAAAAGCCATTACAGCTACCTCCTATAGTATTATGAAGGTGTTTCAATGCGAATGATAGCACTTGTAGCGTTGTTTGTTGGGAATTGGATTTCAAAAGTACCATTTGAAGAAGATTTGTCGGCCAAGAAGTCTAACACCGCAACCGCATTGTTAGTGTTTGCTCCCGACGAACGATAAATCAACGCCCCGCGCGCAGTAATGGTTGAGGAAGTCCAGTTAATTGTCCCAAAACTCAAGAACACAGTTGTACCCGCACCCGTGGATGTAGGTGCTTGACTAATGGTAAGTTGTTTACCCCCAGTGGCGTAGCCGTTTCCATTTGCGACTTGACCTGTTGTGTTGTTCACATAATCGCTTGTAGCGGCGTTCAGTGTTGCAGAGTTGGTGTACAACGCAATGTTAAACGTATCGGTAGTATTGGCGCTAAAGTCCATTTCACCGTCGAGTAGTGCCTTCTTGAACGAAGTACACATAAAGTTCCCTGAAAAAGCCATTTCTTATCTCCTAGCTTACTGTAGTACGAACTTGACCAGAACGATACGCGTCTTCACGCAGCTTACCATCCCCAAGATTTTTTAACAAGGTTATCGACTGTAGGTACAGTTTTTCATACATTGCAACTACATCGGGTTCCCCCTTCATAAAACGTATTGCTTCTATTAAAGCACCGTTTAGCAGCGCAGAATCAAAGTTTTCGCCTAACCATGTAGTTCCAGCGGTGACTATAGATTCTGGATAGTACCCGTAATGCAGTTCTGTACTGTAACTCGTTTCCGGGGTTGGTCCGAGAATAAACGTATCGTCATCAAAATACGCATAATGTTTCGGAACACCTTTGTCACTAGGGTTAGGGTACGCTTCACGCATAAAGTTAACATCTTTGTTAATTAGATACGTGTATACATTTCCTGCGCTTATAACTGCTAAAGAATAGGAATACAAAAAGTCCGTAGGTACACTAAGGTATTTGTTACTGCCAGATATAGTGCCTACAACATTTTTGCGAAGTGCAGGAATTTGCACCGAATTGTATATCTTTTCTTCAGCTTGTTGCGTAAACATAGCTAACACATCCGCAGTGAAAGTAGTTTCGCAGATATCCTGTATATTAGTTGTTAACGCAGTATAATCCATAATTTACCCCATCGGCCCTCTTGCGTAGATACCTTGCGTTGCTGCGCCAGTACCGCGAACTTTTACTTTACCACCACTAGCATAACCTTTCTTAGCCATACCACCTTTTTGATAGCCCATAGCTTCAACAACAGCAGGGCGTTCTTTTTTTAATTCTGTTAGTCCTTTGTTTAGTTTTTTAGCCATAAAACATGCTCCTAATTTGTTACTACTGTTACTGTTCCTATTGATCCACTACCAACTAACCTATTTGGCATTAGATTGAAAGGATCGGCTAATCCTACCGGGTTCCAGCCACCTTGGAAGTTTCTGCTTGCTGTTAGACCTTGATCTGGGCGGGGGTTACGTAACGCCTGCGGATCGTTTATTGGCAACTCTCCTAATCGTAATTGTGGGTGACTAGGGTTCCAACAAGTTGGGCAGGCTTTGACATGCGAGTTTGTACCTTTTACAAACAGGTCTTTTAGTTTGTGCAAGTTATACTGAAATCCACACACATCGCACATTCCGATGGCACGTTTTCCAGCTGCAAACCTATTACCCATTAGTGTATACCTGCTATTCTAGGTACGAACCGTGCAGGTGTTTTTTCTCTATCTTCACTGGCAGCCATTTCAAACTGTTCGTCGTACACAGCTTTTAACATCTGTACGCGGTCTACAAGTTCAGGGACTTTCATTGCAATATGATAGGCTAGTCCCGAGACAAGGCACGGTAAAAATCTAAAACTTATGTCTGCTGTTTGTATGCCGCTACCTGCGTCTTCAATTCGACGCATACGCCAGTAATTAAGTTGATAGTTGTTATTGTCAGGAACAGGCCACACAATTACTTTGGGAGCAGGTTGCAACCGCTGCACATATATCTGTATAGGTCGGCCTTGTGTTAACTTGTTAGGGATAGCCGAGTACGTGGATACACTTATGCGGTTTATGGTAAGGTCCGATTGTGTGCTGGTATTAGCAGCGTTAGTACGTATTTGTTGTTCAAGCAAATCAATGGTATCTGCTGGTAACGTGTACTCCGACTGACCCTGTACTAGATTAATGGATGTTGGATTATCAATAGTCCACATATTTATGCCACGGTTCTGCCACTCAATCGTCATAAGATTCATGGATCGTCGCGCTGTACGTAAATCATAGCCGCTGCGAAGCTCACGCCCCGCACGTTCCCATGCCTCTTCAGCAATTTCCGTGAAGTCCATATTGAACGTTGCGGTGCCTGATGTTGTCATTTCTTACGCCTTTTTGCAGGAGCTACACGTTTAGGTTTTCCCGCAGGTTGTCCTAAACGTTTTTTCTGCGCTATACGTTTACTTTTCTCAGCCTTAGTCATTTCGCTGCTAGTTTTAGGAGTCTTGCTAGATACGCGCTTTGACGGTCTACAGTACGGTGTACCGCGTTTCTCGCCCTCCTGCCGACCACACTCTTTGCCTGTGCGGACATCTTTCCAATCCTCTTTAAACCAGCGTTTTAGGGCAGCGCCCTTTGCTGTTTTACGAACAGCCATTACTTGCCGCCCCTTTTCTTTCTACACTTCGCAATTGCGCCACTTGCATACGCGCTAGGAAAGACTTTGTACGAAGCCTTTACCTTTTTGTAACAAGCGTCCTTGACTGTACCGCCTTCCTTATAACCTTTAGTATTACAAGGAGACCCACTGGATTTGTAGTATTTTCGCATCAGACCATCTTGGCAGGTTTGCCGCCACGGGCCATGCCGTAACCGCGCACTTTACCACCGTTGGCATAACTTTTTTTCTTCATAACACCGCCGCCAGCTTTCATTTTTTTAGTCATGCCGCCAGCTTTCATACCTTCAGGGCGCATTTTTGGTCTTACTTTACGCATCTTTGCCTTTTGTTCTACTGACTTAGGCCGCATCTTTGGACGCAACGACGTTGCTACTCCGGGCATTTTTGGAGAGATACGTTGACCTTCCATAACACTCCCAGCCTCGGCTCTAGCAGCAGAATCAATACCGTCCTGCGTAACTTTCTTGCCTTTAGCGTAACCTTTTTTCTTCATGCCACCCATAGAGTAACCTTTTTTCTTCATCTTCATGGTTTTATTCCTTGTACAGATTGTTGAACACGCGCTCCGTGTCCCAGACGTATTCTACGTCTTCTTTTGAACCATATATATGTTGATTTGGTTTAAAGTCTGGAGCGCCTTGTCCTGTTTCAAACCACGCAGGGTGCGTCACGCGTACCCGATTGTTTGGTAGTGCCACTATGTTACCTGTATATTCGCCTGCATCTAACAACTCAAGTACGTGGCTTTGCTTATGCTGTGCAGGATCGTCAGCTACTTCGCTATCTGTGTAGTCTACAGTAAACAAATATTTGGCGGGATAAAACTCACCATCTACTTTGGCTATCCACGGTGCGGGAGAAGCTCGTTCTAGTTTATACACCGAATGATAGTGAGACATGCAATCCCAAGGCTGTGCAAGATACGGTGGCAACACCGTAGGCCATTCCTCAAGCGGTACATCCGCTACAAGAGCCGTCAGGGGCATCCTAGCCCACATTGCCCCGCCATGTACATTCTCGTCCTCGGTATCGTCTGACTCGCACCCCGTAAATATTACTTGAAAACTAAGAGTGCGGTTGGGCATTGTAGTAACACCTATAACCATAACATGTAGAAACTCACCGTGATAATCTTCAAGATTCTTAGTGTATTCCCTACGTACCCACGCTTTAAAGTATGGTATGCTGCTGGTCAGATATGGCATGTTAGCAATTCCATTTCCGCAAGCTCTTGTTAATGCGACTGTCAGGATCGTTAGCCGTCTTAGAACTTGTGTTACGCTTCTTCATGCCTTTCATACGGGCGCAGAACGACTTACGCCGATTTGCAGCCTTAGACCCTTTTTTAAGTTTGCTGGGTTTAGTAGTAACCGCAGTTTTTAACTTACTGCCGGGATTGGCCTTTCGGTAACTGGCAACGCCTTTTGCATTGAGTCCACCGGACTCACTCTTGCCTGCCTTACGTGTCCAAGCGGGGGATTTTACTCCCCCACCTTTTTTAAAATATGACCGCACTGAATTACTCCAGTATCAGGGTTATTTTATTTCCTGCCCCAGTAAGTGCTGCCACAAAACAACCATTAGTTGCTAGTATGCCATCTGCAGGAATATATACATCGTTCCAACCTGTAGGCAGTGTAAGGTCCAAAAGCACCTCACCTGTGCTGCTACCGTTACGTAGTGTAAACGCACAGGCAGCAGCAGCGTTAACTAACACTCCCAAGATACGCGTACGACTAGGGCCAACAATGGCAGCAGTATCGCCTACAGCAAAGTTAAATGCTCGTACTGAATTACCAGCCATTTACTCACTCCTTATGGACGAATGACGGTGTTGTAAGCCTGTGCATACATTACTGTAATACGTACAGAACCTGCGTTAGTAGCAGCAGAAGATGTTACGGTTAGACGCTTGTCTGAAGTTCCAATGTTGCCCCACTCTAAGGTTCCACCGCCGCCAATACCCAGAGCCTTAATACCAACAGTAGTACCTGATGCTACAGCGTTAATAATTGTATTAGCATTGCCACCTACTTCGCCAACGCTGATGTTGGTAGTGGTGTTAGCCGCAGCTACAAGATCAATGATACAGTTAACGATCTTGGAGTTAGCAGGGATAACAATGTCTGTTACAACCGCTCCAAGAGCGCCACCTGCTAGACTTTGTACTGTATCTTGACACATTACAACGTAACCTACGTTAGCAATGTCAGTGCCTATAGTTGTACCTGTAGTGTTTCTAATATTACCTGCCCGAATTGGGCCGGAAAAAGTTGTATTAGCCATATGATTCTCCTGTCGTGGCTAGTGTCAAACACGTTGTGTGTTTGTCAGGGATGCGCGTACAATACACTATACTAAACAAAAAGAAAGGGGCAACCGAAGCTGCCCCTACTTTAACGTAATAGTAACGTGTTTTACGCTCCGGGTGAACCGTAGATACCCAGCGGATCAGACACACCGAACGAATACCGCTCACGGGCCTTATAACGACTGTTACCTGTGTCGAAGTCACCATCCATAGAGGTAGCCATAGCTGCCCGTGTAAAGTGCTTCAGACCGTTAGGTACATCAGTCATCAAGAACCATGCGTTTACGTCTGTCAGGTAGTGGTTGACAGTGTAACCGCCCGGAATTGAGCCGTTAGCGCGTAGCGCGTTGATGTCGTTGTCTGCAGTGCCTACACGACCCTCGGTTTCCATCAGACGAGTTGCAACAAATTGCAGTGCTGGTGGGATTACGAGTTTCTTAGGTTGTGCAGCAATCAACAGTCCGCGCTCATCAGTCCAAGCTGCAATCTGAATAATAGCCGCTTCCAAGGAAGTTTCATTAAGATCAGCAGCAATTGCAGGACGGTTTGAGTTTACGCCACCAGAAATTAGTGGGTGCGTAGTAGACAGGAGCGTCTGACCATCACCGTAGGTTGGGCCAGCAAATCCAGTATTGAGGATGTTGGCAGCTTTAACCTGTTTGGTGTACGCCATAGCGCGAGCCAGTGCTTTAGTATAACGCGATGACAAGGAATCATACAAGTTATCCTCAATAGCTTCCTCAGTGATTGAGAAACCCATTGCCACTGTTTCGTGTGTATAGCGAGCAGTCCATGCTTCCTGTGCATTGTCATATTCGATGGCAGAGCCTTCGTCTTTAACAGGTGCAGCAGAAAATCCGCTCAATTTCAGTTCTTCCTCGAAGGAACGATCTGAAGTTTCGGTTTCAAAGATTTCGGTGTGTTCTTCACCGTACTTTGCGTATTCCAGACCAAACAAAGCGTTTAGGCCGGGAAGCAGTTCTTTAAGTAACTGTGCGCGTGAAATAGCCATTGGTTATTCTCCCTTATACGCCGACTTGGCCGTTATAGCGATGATACCCAACGTTGAACTTAACGATAAGTTCAATGAAGCCCGTACCCGCAGCATTTGCAGTGTCAGGAACTACATCTACGACAGTTAGCGGAAGCGAGGTAGTAACGCTGTTTGCGAAACAACCCATGCGGCTATTACCCGTAGCAAGTACACCCGTATTTAGTACGAGCACTGCGTTCTTGGGTGGACCTGCAACTGCGCGTGTTTTAAACGCTGGAAGCAACCCGCCAGCAGCGTTGTCTGCAACAGCAGATGTTACACTTACAACTTTGTAAAGTGCGTGGGGGTCATCGCTGATGTACGCAACAATATCATTTGCTACTGTATTTGCAGGATAATGTTGGCTGTACAATTCATAACCCAAGGTTGGGTCTGTGTACCGACAACCAAGAAATACCCCAACAAGACCGGGAACAACAGCGTTTGCTGCTTGGCCTGCTGTAGTAGTAATGATAACGGTGCCGTTAGCGTTTAGTTCGACAACATCACCGTTAAAGATGCTGGTGCCGTAATTGCTGGCGATAGGTAATTGTCGTGTCGCCCCTGCAAAGGGAAGACCTCCAATCAAATTTACCGGCTTCAGCCCGTAGGGGGCGTCAACTGTAGGATAAGCCATTATAAGCTCCTAAATTAAGTTCCTTTGCCGAAAGTAACCTTCGATTTGCGGTCATTAAATAACGGCATACGTGGGTCACTTTCTCTCATAAGGTTGTTATCCACGGATCGCATCTGCGCGTTTGTATGCTCAGAATAGTAAGCATTACGCTCTTCGACCATTTCAGTTGGAGCTTTACATAACAAAAGACCACCTATAACTACGTTCTCCTTAAACCGTTCTTGTTCAATAGAAACCATAGTAATTTCAGGGTGGTCTTTAGCCAGACATGGCTCCCAACCTTCTCTTAGTTTTGAGGAAACATTGGTGGCATCAATCTGCCCTTGTGTACTTACACGGACCCAATGAAAGTCATAGCCAGCCTCGGGATTCGGAGACGGTAAGGTCTCGGGGCGCGTCCACGCTTTTCTACGTACTTTTTTATCACGAGCATCAAGCTCACGGTCTAGGCGATTTTCAGCCATTGTTATTCCTCATATCTAATGCAACCTGTTTGGCGTACTGTTGTGGGGTTAACCCTAACCGTCTAGCGAGTTGGACTTGAGTTCTCGTCAAAGTCACTTTTTTCGGTGCTGTACTCCGCGTTGCGGGAGCAACCACTGATGTTTTTCGCTTCGGTTCAGCATCCTCGAAATTATCGGGGAATACTTGACGCATACGAGCATCTATCGTCTCGTAGTATTCATCGCTTTGCGGACTCACGCCCTGTTTGACAAGTTTATTATGCAACCCCAACGCTAAACTTGTCATCTCATCGTCAACATTAAACCACAAATTAGCCTTTTGCCAATCAGCAGCCCGAGTATCGACTTGTGGTGTCGGGGCGGATTCTGGTTGAGTCTGTACAGGAGTTTCTTCTTCCTGTAAAGTAGGTACTTTAAAGTTTGCTAACTTATCAGCCTTTAACTTAGCAGCGGTTAACTTTTCTTGTGCTTCTACTACGGCGTCGGAATCACCGGATTCATAGGCTTCTTTATATTCGCGTTTTGCAACTTCAGTTTCAGCAGCTGAGTTCCGTTTGGCTTGATCTAGCAACGCACTTTGATTCTTGTTGACGTTACCTTTTAGTTTTTTGTTTTCGTCCATAAGCTGTTGCGTAACTCGCTCAAGCTCTTGACTTTGCCTAAAAGCCTCTTCTTTAGCACGGCGTTCATCGTGATAACCCTTGCTAAAGTGCTGGATTCGTTTGCGGACTTTTTCTGAATAGTCTTCCAGTTCCTCGTCAGTAACATCGTCGGGGGGTTCTGACGCTTTGCGATTCCGGTCTTTCTTCGGAGTATCGTCAACCACCTCAATTTCAAGTTCGTCTTCAACAGGGTCCACCTTACGCTTAGACTTATCCTTGCTACGTGCATCTTCCACAAAATCTTCTTTAGTTTTCTTGCCAGAAACGTCGATCTCAACTGCGTCCGTATCTTCGATGTCAACAACTGTCGATTCCTCGTCTGGAAACTCAAACTCTACTTTTTGAAAAGCCATGATTATGCCCTCTGAATACCTGTGGGATCATCCACAACGGCCTCTATTGAATCGTCGTTCATAAGTCGATACTCAATACCCGCGATAGTAAATCTAGTACCCGAGTTCATGCGGAACATGACGAAATCACCTTCTTTGCACCAAGGTCCATCGGGAAAACGTTCTTTGTCCGCATACGCGCCAGACCCCATATCGACTACTAGGCCGATAATAGACATGATATGGTCCTGCTGCTTGGCTTTTTCAGTTTTAAGGATGTTTGTACCCTCAAACTTATCTTCAGGCTGTGGTAGTGCTACTAACACACGATATCCTGCAGGTCTTGGTAGCTGTAGTTCTAGTTCAGCATCAGCGAGGCGTTGTGCTTCGTGCTCCCGTTCCATCTCTTCAAGCTGCATTGTTTTAGTAATTCCCATCGTCATCTTCCATATAGTTACGCGAGAGGTCTTCAACATACGATTTGCTGGCTTCGAGACCCCGAATTAAACCAACAACTTCCCTATAATGCGCATAGTCCTTAGATGAACCTGCGGTTAGGAAACTCTGTGCAGAGGATATGTCACCCTCGATTTTATCTTTCAGCACGTCAAAGACGGTTTTTGCCATGTTTAGCTATTATCTCCTTTTGACTGCCGCTGTTGCTGCATCATACGTGCGACTTCAAGGTCTACCTTGTTATCTTCTACGCGTTTGGCCGCAGCATCCTTTACCCCTTGGCGTTTAGCGTCAATTGCCAGTTCGGCTTTCTCGACGTTAATCTGTTCAGAAGCAATTTTAGCATCAATCATCATTTTCTGTTTTTTCATCTGCAACTCAGCTTGTTTGACCTGTTGGTCTGCTTGGTCGTTTGCTGCTTTGCGTTGTTCTTCAGCTTGTTTAATCTGCAATTCAGCCTGTTTCATCTGGATGATCGGGTCTTGCTGTTGTTGTTGTGCTTTTTGTTGTGCTGCCTGCTTTTGATTGGCCTGTGTAAGTTGTTGTCCTGCTTGAGCTACCAACCTAGAAAGTTGTACTTCAACTTCTTCCGGTAACTCTTCATTAGGTGCAGGTAACGGCACACCCAACTTTTCTTCAATCTGTGTACGGTAGGCAAACCCAAGATGTTCGGCAATATGCGCTTGCAGTGAGGCCATAATCTGTTTTGCCTGCGGATTCTGCCCTATCATTTGTGCTACCATAGGGTCTTGCATAAACGAAGTATGCGTTGTGATATGCGCTTGGTGATCTTGATAAATAAACGACTTCATGGGTTTGCCTACTAATGCGTCCATGTTTTCGCTTATGGGGTCTGTAGGTTTGGCGTCATCTTTAGTTGGCACAAGTTTGTCAGCATTCTTGACGCCTAACACTTCGATCATCTGGCGATGCAGCTGTGGTAGGTCATAAATCTGCGGTGCTTTTTCTGACATTTGCAGGACTGTTTGGTACTGCACTACACGTTGCGCCATTGTAGAGCTGTTGGGGTCGCTCACAGGGATGACATCAACCATCATGTAGTCTGCGCGCTTGGCAGTCACTTCACCTCGTACAGGCTCGTAGGCGTACTCTACAGGGGCATACTCGGCCATTATGGCCTTGAGTAGCTTAAACTCCTGCTTCATAGAGTAGTGGACCCTAGATTGAACCGCAGCCATAGGCTTTAGCGTACGCTCTAGTAGGGCCAAGGTGGTGCCTACAGGAGCATTAGCTGACATATCCGAGATGTCCATATCACTAATGGCACCTAATCTACGTCCTTCAGTTGTAATCTGATTCAGGAGGGCAAGAAGTGTTTGGCTAGGTTCTTTGTACGGTAGCGGCATAATGTTGTCACGAATGCTACCTGATGGTACGTCAACGTCTTTGAACTCTCCGGGTTCAATTGGTGAATCGTCTCCCTTGATACGAAGCCCACGCGATTTCAAACCGCCGGGGAGGTTCGACAGTGTTCCCGCGTCAACCAGTTGCCGTATCAAGGAAGTTCCAGCACGGGCGTACCCACCAATAATGTGAATCAATCCAAGGCCATAAAAGCCAAATCCCGGCACATAAACATAGTGTACGAAGTGTTGACGTTTGAGGGTGAGGGGGTCATCCTCCTCGTAGTTTCTACGGATCGCCAACACTTCGTCACTGCCACGCTCTATGGTGACAACATACGGGCGAGCAATACCGTCTTCGTCATCCAATCCCTCAACCACAAGGTCAGCGTGGATTTCATACAGAGTATAACGGTCATCGTCATTTAACGAATAACCGCCTTCTTCTGCTTTTTTCTCTTCAATATCAGAGTGATACGGTTCCGGTTCCTCAAGGTCTATAGCCCTGTAGAACCCTGACACTTGCAGTTTTGTAACCTCGTTTTGTGTCTTACGCATTATGTGCGTGACACGTTCTGCATGTTCAATAGTAGACGCACCGTACGGTACAATGACATCTTCTGCCGAAATATATAGGGCTACCTGCCGACCTAAATTTGGGTCGTAGTAGACTTTCTTAAACGATGATCCTGCTAGACCAAGGCTGTATAACATACGTTCGTGTTCAGGCCGATACTCTACCATGTTCTCGGTAAGTTCGTAATTCATGTCAGCCCTGACACGAGCCGCCGCTTCTTCTTTTTCCTTAGTCTCACTACCAAGAATTTTAGTTTTTACTGGCCCTGCAGCGGGGAACGTTTCCGACATAGTTTCAGCTTGAAACCGAATAGCTGCTTCCGCTAGGACTGTAGAGTTAACGCCACAGGCACCTTCCCACGGTTGAGAACGCTCCTCGTATTTAAACCCAATAATGTCCAGACCTTTGACGTATGTTTCAGTCCAATCCTTGCGACTAGAAATGTCAGACTCTACGGACTCCATAAGGTCTTTAGACAACTTTCTTATATCGTCTTCGTCCATAAACTCGGCTAGGTTAGAACCAAAGTCAGCACTACTGAGATCATTTCCGGGTATTAGAGTAATCTCCATACTACCGTCAGCCAGCGTAATTTCTTCTGGATCAATAACTTCAATTTCCAGATCAGGAATGTCCATTTCTTCCACGCCGTCTAAACCACTGTCTAAACCTAGTGGAGCAGCGTATAGCCCTTTTTCAATAGCCATGTATCACCTCTAATAAAACCCGCCTCGGCGTTGTTTCCAGTATCGCACATCTTCAGGTTCGTCAGAAGGTAGACGTATAAACCCTCCCTGCCTGAAGCGCATAAGGGCCATAACCATAGAATCCACAAGGTCATCATTGCTCATAAACGGAAATCCTGCAACCTCTTCCACAACTTCTTCTGCCCACCGTGTCTGCGGCACCCAACATAGACCTGACGATATTATGTCAGCCACAGCATTTAGGCGCGCTGTCTTATCCCCCGACCCTCTGTGTGGCGTATACTCTGACACTGGCAAACCCATACGCCGCATTTCTTGATACAACGCGGTGCCTGAACTTTTCTTTTCCACAATGAACGAGTCGGGTTCCCAATCATTGTATTCTTCCATAGCAAGCGTTTTAAGTTCTGGAAACTCCATACGCTGTTTTATGCTATTTAACAATATAATATTGTACGCGGTGGTCTCTTCGTTCATAAACACGCCCCACGTTGTAAGGGCTGTATAGTCTGCACGGTTATGTTTTTCGGCTGCGGCATCTAACGACATGATAACATATTCACAGCTGGGTGGTTCTTCCAAGGTCCACTCGTTCCACCATTCACGCTTAACAATCGCTGCTTCTTCCGCAGTAGGTTGTTGCTGATACTGCGAGTTCCATTGGAACGTAGGCATAGAAGCCTTGGTACGTAGTAGAGCTTCAAGGTCAAAAAACTCAGGCCACAGCGGTTTTTCGGTGATTTTCTTAGATTTTTTGTTTTTGACTTCAATTATGGCAGGAAATTCAATCACGTCATACTGATCGGAGCGGTCATTCTGTGCCATGTCCCGTGTAACACGCCCTGTCAGGTCATCTAAATGCCAACGTGTCTGGATAATAGCTACCCGACCTCCGGGCATTAGTCGTGTTCGCGCTCCAAACGTGAACCATTCGTATGCTTTATCGAAGACTTCAAAGTTTCCGTTGATGACATCCTGCTCAGAATGGGGATCATCAACAAGCAAGAGATCAGCACCCCGACCAGCAAGAGCAGAACCAATACCGCAAGCATAATACTCACCTCCAACATTTGTGTTCCACCGTCCTGCCGATTTACTGTCCTGCGCTAGTTTTACTGTAGGGAATATAGACCTGTAATCATCTAAGGCTATTAAGTTACGTACTTTACGACCAAAATCTACCGCAAGATCAGTCGTGTGAGACACCATCATAACTTTTTTATCTGGGTTGCGGCCTAAGAACCAAGCAGGGTAGAATATAGAAACAAGTTGCGATTTGCCGTGACGTGGAGGGATGTTTACGCAGATACGATCCTTTTCGCCACGTTCAATAGCCATAAGCATGTCCGCTAGGATGCGATGGTGCTTACCCACAATGTAATCAGGTTGCATCAGCTTACAAAACTCAATTAAATCGTCGTACGCGCTGGCATTTGCAGTTCTAGTGTTAAGCTCATCGACCATACGGTCAATTTCTAAGGCTTCTTCGGGACTAAACGCGTCTAAATTAGCCAGCATCAACTCAATGTCTTCTGCTGTAAAGTCTAAACCCTCAGTCATCGTCAAAATCGCCAAGTTCAACGTCAATATCTATATCTGCCGCGCTAAGTACAACTGCATCTTCTACTTCAAGTTCGGGATTTACCAGTTTTGTCAACTTATCACGTAGTCTTTCCTTAATATCGTCCGTGGTCTGGTGCGTTATGGTTACTTCAGACTTCTCTGCGAACAGTCCTACGTCTGAAATCTTACCCATAAGCTCCAAAGCGCGCATACGAACACGCGGATCAGGATTTTCTGACTCAATAATTAACTTATTCGTGACTAAGTTGCGTAGTTGCTTAGAAGATTCAACCACAGAGTGATTAAACTCAGTAAGTATGTCGTTTGTTAACCGTATGGACGGTGGTGTTAGGGCTGCGGCTCTTGGGTTGGTAACTTGTTGGGACGTTTTAATCGGGTTTTGTGCATATGACGTGGCAAGTGCAGTCGCAACGTCCTTATCATCCTCATCAGGAGTAACATCTAACCCGTTATCTTCTAGTTTTGTAACTGTTTCAGCTAGGGCAGCGGTGCGCTCAGACAAATCTAACTTGCCAAGATCGTTCTCTAAGGACACGCCTAGTTCTGGAGTGACGTTCAAAGTCATAATGTACCGCAGGTTGTTAACCGATAACGTAATAATAGGTCACAAAAAATTTTTTGGCAAGGGGTTTGAAAAAGGGGTGGGGGGTTCTGAGAATTAGCATGGGCGAGTTTACCCCGAACGAAAAATAGAGGGAATATTTGAGTGTATTAGTATCTATATCTGTATCTGGAATCCTAAGCTGTACGCGGCGGGGGTGGGGCGGGGGTATGGTCGGCGGATACCAGTTTTGGGGCAATGCGTCTG